TCAAGTTTATCTGGAAAAAATTATATAGCAAAAACTGGACTCAATATTAATTTATCTCAAAATTCATTATCAGATAAAATTAAAATTGCATTTTCTCTTGTAAATAAAGACGCAAGCACTTATACAAAACCAGGTAGTTTAAAAATTATTTTAGAGTTTATTAATAATAGTAATAATGATACTAAATATGCAAGATGTTTAATTGATTTAGTTGATGGAGCAGGTGGAATTGATTTTGATACTAACAGATATTTTGTAGTTGAAAAAACATTACAAGATTTTGTGCAACAAGAAGGATTTTCTTGGGAATCTGTTACTTCTGTTAAATTGTACTCATGTGTTGTAACTTCATCAGCCGTAGTAGAGACACACTATATTGCTTTTGATGCAATTAGGTTTGACAATGTAAGTACTGTTAATCCTCTATATGGATTAGTTGGATACTCTGTTATTAAAAATGCTAATGCAGAGCCAATTGAAAAATCTCCAAACACAAACAATTATGTTGAATTTAGAATGTCTTTAGATATTGGTAACGTTGTATAATGGCAGTAGATAAAAACATTACAAAATCTTTATTATTAAAAAAAGATTTACCGCCAGTCACTAGCGCTAATCAACACGTTGTAAGGTATAGAGTTATTTCTGAAAACCTTAACAAAGTTTCCGCATGGTCTTCAATTTATTATGTTGATTCTTATCCTATTCCATCAACTGCTACATCCATTACTAACTTATCAATTGCTTCTGGTACTGTAACCGTTACCACAGCATCTGCACACGGTATTAGTGTTGGAGAGACTGTTACTTTTTCTAGCACAATATCTCCGTTTGCTGCAGTTACTGGGGCGCAAATAGTCCTAACTGTTCCAACAATAAACACTTTTACAGTTCTTATTGGTTCAAGCACAGTTTCATCTGCTGCTACAACCGGTATTGTTACATCCATTATTGTAAATAAAGTTAACATAGTAAGTGGTGGAGGCTCCTGGTCTGTTACTTGGAAAGATACTGATTTTAGAGAAAAATATGATATTTTTGTTAAGTTTGACAATGCAGCATCTTATTCGTATCACGGAACCGCAAGTGTAGGAAATGCAATTACCAAGGTGACTACATATACATTTCCAAATACTGGAACAACAAATGTTAGAGTAACGATTCAGCCTGAAGGAATTTTAAAAACACAAAACAATTCATTAAAACTTTTTGAGTCTGTTTTGACAACGGTAGCATAAGTTAAATGATATAATGGAGGAATAATGGCAAAACTAACAGTACCACAAAGAGGGCAACCCTTAGATGTTTCTTATATGTATTCTTTGGTTGAAACGGTTAATCAACTAAGCGAGATTGTTGGAAGTAATCAAAGTATTACAGAAATTAAAGGAAGTAGCGGAGTTCCCAAAACAGTAGCAACTGGAAGGGCAGTTATTTATGGTGTTACAAAAAGTGTTGCAACTTCTAAAAATGTTATTTCTACTGATAACGAAGTAACTTTTAACGTTGACTACAATTTTAATTCTCCACCAATTGTAGTAGCAACTCCTTGGAATGCAGGAAATACAGATGCTGGAAAAAATGTTTCAGTTGTTATTACTCAAGTTTCAAGCACTAATGCTTCATTTCTTGTCAGATTTAATACTAACGGATTGGCAACTGTTGACGTAAATGTTCTTGCCATCGGAATTCCGACTAAGTGAAATGTATAAGATGCGGTGGTATTGTTTTTGTTGATAGGCAGTACAGCACAAAAGAACATATTGAAGTTTACTGTGTAATTTGTGGTAAAAGAAAATTTTACCATCCACCAGACAGCAGCAAAGAGGGATCATGGATTCTACAACAGGAAATATTGAGGGCCAAAACTACAATCAGTCCGCTATAGTTTCAGGCAATAAAACTATTTGGTTTTTAAATAATGACTTAGTCAAGGTGCATCATAGAAACAGATCAGACGGAATTGTTGCGCTTTACAATATAAATAAAGATAGGATTGAAACTTGTTTTATTGCGGAATTTAAAAAGAAAAGAGAAAAGGCATATACTATTGGAGAAACTGCTATACTTATTAACAGACATAAAAAGTATATTCCTACTCTTATTAAACGTGGAACAATTCCAGCACCAATAGGATCTAGCATAGGTGGAAAGCGTGGCTGGCAGATAAGATGTTATTATTCAGAAAGTCACATAAGGGAAATAAGGGACATATTGGCATCAATTCATATTGGTCAACCAAGAAAAGATGGCCTTGTAACGAACAACATGACTCCTACTAAACAAGAGTTGACTAGGAGAATGGGCGATGGTATACTTACATATACGAGAACTGAAGATGGACGCTTCATTCCTATCTGGTCTGAATCTATCTAACTACTGAATGGATGTAAAATGGAAAACGATAACACTAAGGTTTCTGTAACTTTAGGCTATACACTTAATCTTGGAAACTTCCAATCATTAAGACTTGATCTTGGAGTTGTTGACTCTAAGAAAGATGGAGAGACAACTAACGAAGCAATGGAACGTGTTTACAAGTTTGTTGAAGATAAACTAACTGATAAAATTAACGAAGCCAAAGCAGAAATCTCTGAATAATGCCAGACCGCAAAGACCGAATGGCTTTGCTTTCAAGGTATAGTAAATACCACAAAGAAAGATATGATGTAAAGCCATCAATGAATCTTAACGTTGAACAATGGGCAGCAGATGCTCTTATTCAGTCGTATGGAATTGAAGTATGTTACGATATTTTAGAATACTATTTTAAGGTTACTGAGAGTCCATCTTGGAATACTTTTGCATACCAGGCAGAAAAAATTATCAAGGCTAAAAAAGATAAAGATCAAGATGATAGAGAACGTGCAGAGAGAAGATTGATGGCAAAGGAGTGGCTCAATGGCTAGCATTGAATCAAAGGTATTAAATGCAGTCTTAAAAGATAAACAGATCCATGTTTTATTACAGGCAAATGTTGATGGACTTCTACGAACACATTTAGATGTATGGACATTCATTAGAAAATACTTTGAGGCAAACAGTTCTGTTCCACCACTATCTTTAGTAATTGAAAAGTTTAGAGATTTTGAAGTAGTCGATGATATTGGAGCAACGAAGCATCACCTTTCAGAATTACAGGGTGATTATTTAAACGATAGTCTTAAAACAATTTTAAGATCTGCAGCAGGAGAAGTGCAAAGTGGGAATTCAGTAGTTGCTCTAGACTCTCTAATTACTCAAACCTCAGAACTTAAAAAAAATACATCCTCCGTTAGAGATATTGATGCTACTGATTTTGAATCCGCTGCTGCCTATTTTGATCATTTACGTAAAATGGAAGAGGCTGGGATTACAGGGATTAAAACTGGTTTGCCAGGATTTGATAACTATCTTCCAAGTGGTATCGCTCCAGGCCAACTGGGAGTGTTTTTAGCCTATCCAGGCATTGGTAAGTCGTGGCTTGCTCTTTATTTTGCGGTACAGGCATGGAAACAAGGCAAAACCCCATTAGTAATCAGCCTTGAAATGTCTGAGACAGAGGTTAGAAACCGTGTATTTACAATTATGGGTGAAGGTCTTTGGTCACATAGAAAGATTAGTCAGGGTCATGTTGAGCCAGAGATGTTTAAAACTTGGCACAAAGATAAGGTTACTGGAAAGAATCCATTTCATATCATTTCAAATGATCAGGGTGGGGAGATTAGTCCTTCAGTTCTACGTGGCAAAATAGATCAATACCGTCCAGATTTTGTTATTGTTGACTACCTACAATTAATGAGTCCAAACCAGAAGTCAGACAATGAGACAGTAAGAATGAAAAACCTTTCTCGTGAACTAAAGTTAATGGCTATTGGAGAAGAAGTTCCTATCATTGCAATATCTTCTGCAACTCCAGATGATGTAAATGATCTCAGTAGTGTTCCAACACTTGGACAAACTGCTTGGTCAAGACAGATTGCCTATGATGCAGACTGGGTAATTGCTCTTGGCAGAGCATCTAACAGCGATATTATTGAATGTGCCTTCAGAAAAAATAGAAATGGCTTTATGGGTGAGTTCTTAGTGCAGGTAGATTTCGACAAAGGTTACTATCGTTACAAGGATTATGAAGATAAGCAGTTATAATAAGATGTGTCTATTCATCATAAGCCTATAAAATGTTTTAAATTAGATGGCAACATCAAAGATGAGTCAGACATCTATAGATTAAAAGAAGAATATATTAGAATATTGTTAGTACAAATGAGAGAAAGTGCCTATGTTCCAAGAATTGACATAGAGCCAGACTTTACGGTATACTACAATGAAAGCAAAAACTGGTTTGAATTTAAATTGACGGTATATGGAATCTACGTAGGGAAAAAGAATATTGAATGGATGATCGCAGCAGACGGGTACAATCCGATATATACACAGAAGACCAAATTAAAAGAGTTCTCATCGGCTCTGGAATCACAATACAATCAGAAGTAGATTCCGACTACATAATTTTCTGTCCATATCATAATAACAACAGGACTCCTGCTGGAGAAGTATCAAAAGAAAGTGGATTGTTCTTTTGTTTTGGATGCCAACAAGTGGCTAACCTACAAGAATTAGTAATGAAAATGAGCAACAGATCATATTTTGAAAGTTTGCGGTACATAAAAAGTAAAGAACAAGAATCTGATATTACTCAAATAGTAGCAAAACAACTATACACCCCACCTGTATTTGTACAATACGATGAAGTTATTATTAAAAGATTGAACTCACAAGCGCTTGAATCACCAAGAGCAATGAGATACTTTGATGGCAGACTAGTAACTAAGTCATCAGTTAATAAGTTTAATCTAGGTTATTCAGAGAAACAGGACATGGTTACAATTCCAGTTCACTCTCCAGAAGGAATGGTAATTGGTTTTGTTGGCAGAAGTCTTGAAGGAAAAGATTTTAAGAATACTCCAGGACTTCCAAAAAGTAAAACATTATTTAATTTGCACAGAGTAAAGGCAAATGATAAGGTGTATGTTGTTGAATCATCATTTGATGCAATAAGATTAGATCAAGTTGGCATGCCAGCAGTGGCTACTCTTGGAGCAACTATTTCAAAAAATCAAGTGGAGTTATTAGAAAAATACTTTAATGAGATCTATTTAATAGCAGATAATGATGAGGCTGGAAAATCAATGTCTAAAAAAATGATTGATAAGTTAAAGTCAAGGGTATCAATAATACAACTAGACACCAAGTATAAAGATATCGGAGATATGCAGGATTCTGATATAATTAAGTTAAGTAGTTCAATTGACAATTCTATACTAGAAATGCTGAGGTAGTCATGAGTGTAAAAAATGTATTTGATTCACTTAAAGAGAATGCAACTATTGTTGATGTTTTTATGGAAAATCAAAAAAAATATATGATGATGCTTTCATTTGCACAAGAAGTTTTGCGAGAGGCTTCATCACTTTCTCCACAAGATAGAGAAATGGTTGCAGCATATACATCATATTTAAATGGATGTAGGTATTGCTATGGATCCCATCGTCTTTTTGCAGAATCAATAAATGCTGAGATTGAGGTTTTAGATAGTGGAATTCAATCAGTTCCTAATAGATTGACCCCAATTTTTAATTTAGTAGAACAACTAACTAAACATCCATCAAGTATGACTAAAAAATTATATGATGAATGTTACGATGCTGGATTTACACAAGAACAAGTTAAAGATGCTGTTGCAGTTTGTGCTGCATTTAATTTCTTTAACAGAATTGTTGAAGGTCATGGAGTTCAGGAAAATTCTGAAAGTTGGGCTCCCGCTGCAGAACAAATTAATTCTATGGGATACGACAGAAGGTTTGCTTGAAAATAACTGTTATAGGTGGCGGGGCTTCTGGATGCATTACAGCGTTAATGATGCAAAAGAAGTTTCCGCACTATGATATTACAATAGTTGAAAGTTCAAATATTGGAATTATTGGAGTAGGTGAAGCAACCTCTGGAAACTTTTTGCCAATGCTTGAACAATTAGATATTGATTTTTCTAGTTTTATGAAAGCAAGCAATGGAACTATAAAAATGGGCGCTTTGTTTTCTGGATGGAATAATGAGAATATAGATTTTTGGATTCCAATTAGAAGTGCGGATAAAGTATATACAAAATATTATTTAGAACTTATATCTTCTGCTATAAAAAATGATAATACATTAAATTATTTAGACGAAACAGGGTTCTTTGCAACACAAAATAATGTACCACCCATTATTTCAAAAGAAAAAGAGTATCCATCCGCTATACACTTTGATGCATTTTTATCTTCTAAATTTTTTAAAAAAATAGCACAAGAAAGAAATATTAAAATTATAGATGATTTAATTCTTGATTTTAAAGTAGAAAATAAAATAATAAATAAAATAATATTATCTAATGGTGAAATGGAAACAGATTTTATTTTTGATTGTTCTGGGTTTAACAGATTGGTTATTGGAAATTTTTATAAAGAAAAATGGGTAAGTGTAAATGATACTTTGCCAATTAATCAATCAATTGTAGGGCCTAAAGAAATAGATAAAGATATACCTCCATACAGTAAAATGACTGCACTAGACTATGGATGGTCTTTTGAAATTCCAACAACAAGTAGATATGGGGTTGGGTATAATTTTGACAATAATTATATTTCAGAAGATGATGCAATTCTTGAAATGAAAAG